GTCGGATCGTCTGGAACGGCTCGCTGCAGGCCGGTCATACCCGTAATGGCACCGGACGTAGCCACTGTCCCCGCGAGTGCCGTCTCGAGCGTATCGACCAAGGTGTCCTGAGCGTTCTGCAGCTTGGCATTCATCAGGTTGATGATGAGGTTCTTGCCACGATTCTGCTGGTCGTCGACGCCGAACCTGACGACTGAATCGACCAGGTAGCGCCAGTCGTACTTGGCGACGGTGATGAACTCCTTCTCCGCCAAGCTGACCGTGGACCCCTTCTGGACCCACGCCACGTTGTCGGACTTGGCGTAGCGCAGGGGCTCGGTCAGGAAACGACCACCTTCGACGTTCTCGATCCCGCCTCCCTTTTGGAGCCAGAACCAGAACGGCGTCGCAGCGAAGATGTTGTCGCCGACCTGGGACTTCATGTTCTGCCAAGTCGACGTGTAGAGATTGTCTAAGTTTTCGGATAGTGTCGGTGGTGCCATCGGTACCTCCTAAGTGTACAGCACATCATTGGACGGTGTTGACAGTGGTAGCGCTGCCGAAGTGCTCGTCCCACGCAGCATCGGCAGCTTGATCAGTTGTCATCTTCTCATTGCGCGAAGTCTTGCCTGAAGTAGGAAGGAGGCCACCGAAGGGGTACTTGGAGCGTTCCTCCGCGGCGGCTTTCACCTTCTCAGGGTCGTTCTCGGTCCCCTTGAGCTTGGCGTCTGTGATATCCTTGACCTTGTCGGGGTTCTCGACCTTAGCGAGCTTGTACGCCTGGTCGAGGGTCAGATAGGGGTTGGCCTCGATCTGGGCACTGACCTCCCTCCGAAGGTCCCAGAAGTCGTCGTGCTTGGCACTCATACGCTCGGCCTCCGCAGCCGCCGCGGTCTTCTCGCCGGACGCACGGGTACTCTTGATATCCTCAGATAGCTGGGTGAACCCCTTCTGGAACTCGCCCTTGACGTACCCTATCAACTCTCGATTGGTCATCAGGTCGAAGTCCTGAGGGTCGTCATTCTGTCCCGTGTCCTCATCGCCCTTGCCGCCATCATCGTATTCGTCGTCACCCTTATGTGTCGTCAGGCCGTCGATCCTATCGTTTAGCTTAGTAAGGCCGTCCGCGAGAGGGGCCATCGCAGTGGCAATCGCTTGGCCTATGTCAGCGGCCTGGCCTCCGCCATCATCGCTGCCTTCGTCGCCATTTCCGTCGCCTTCGTTCTCGTCTGCCATGAGCGTATCCTCTTCCTTATTGGTGCCCTAAGGGGCTGTTGCTTCCTGGGCTTCCTTCACCCGATCGTCTCTGATGGTCGTCCTCCTGAGGAAGTGGTACCTCTTGAAGATGGCCTTAGAGACACGCTCCAGGATAGGCCTCCGTAGACCGACAAAGGGGTCGATGCCTACGTCTATCCTGTTGTTGTACACCTTCGCAACGATCGTGAAGGAGGGGTTCTCCTCCTCCTTAATTGCCGCCTCGAGGGCCGTCTCATCCTCGACGGGTGGCGTCTTACGCTTCTTAGCCACGTCAGATCTCCTTTTTCTTCCTTACGCTCCGTCCCCAAGGGCTATCCTCGAGGTAGGGGCTAATACTGTCGTTGGCCTCACACGCCTGAGCAAGCTGCTCAGGAGTATCTATGTTCATAGGCTCATGCCCAATGTGCTCGAACATCCCACCCCTAAACGTATGCACAGCAGTCCTTGGGGGTAGCATATGAGCGCCCTTCCCGCAAGACCGGCACTGCTGGCGGTCTCGGCGGTCGTAGTCCACCCGGCGATCCCGATCCAAGTCCCCACAGGAAGGGCACTCATAATCATACAGAGGCACCGTTGCCTCCTGCTCTCTGTGACTCGCCGCCCTCGGCCGGCATCCGCCTGTCCCCACCGCCTTCACCGCCCTGAGGACGGGGGGCTCTCTGAGCTTGCCCCAGGGAACTCTGAAGCATCCCCCCGAACTCGTCCGCCGTGATGGCCTCTCCATTACTTGGGACGCCACCTTCAGGCACGGGGAGAGCCCTCATCATGTCATCAAACCGAACCCCGTGATGCTCATGCAGGAGGTACTGCGTAAGCTTGAGGGGGTCCACCATGGGATTGGTCTTGAGAAGCTCATATATCTTCTCCGATCTCTGCTCCCTGACCTGTCGAGTCTCTGGTACTGAAGTGTCTGGATCGGCCTTAGTGAGATACTGTCCCTTGCCTAACATGCCACCAGTAAAGGCGAGCCATATAGGTGCGCCCCCCGGCCCTACCACCTCCACCGCCTGCTCTGCGCTCCAGTGAGAGAACACGATCTGGTGCTGCCCATTCACCATATCTACTAAGGCATCCGCCACGGTATCTCGGCGCTCGTCCACCCTGATCTCGCTCGCCATCCTGACGATCATCGCCTCAGTCGCTGTGGTGTCCGAAGAGCCCGGCTTATACTCGCCGAACTGGTTTCGAGAGAAGCCGACCGCCTCACGGAAGTCCTCTTTCAACTCACGCGCCGCGGCAATGAGATCGGGTGGAATACCAGCCGTCTGCATGGAATTTACGTCGTCCCTGGGATCACCATCTATCTCTACAGACGCCGCCACGTCCTCAGACAACATCTTGTCGAGCTCCTCGACGGATATAGCACCCTTCTTATGAAGTATCTTGACGAGGGACAGGCGTCGATGCTTCATCATCTGCGTCCTGATCTCGTTGATCTCCAACTGGTACGGCTCAAGGATAACCGAGTCTGGGACTCCCCAGAACACTTCGTCGTCCTCGTTGAATACAACAGGGTAATAGTTAAAAGAACCTCTGTCGAGGAACTCATCATCCTCGACGTACAGAACACGAGCGTCCCTATCCGCAAACGGAGCAAGGACCATAACCTTGCTCATCTTCTTATCTCTAATCTCGATGATGTCAGTCATCGGGATACGGCCCTGGATACCCCCCATTGCGGTAGGCAGGACAGAGGGGCCTATATCTTTGGTGTTCCTGAACCTAGGATCGTCCTTAATGTCTCGAGTCGGACGTTTATCCCAGTGAGCTACCCACCTGGCATCTTCATATACACAGAGCCCATCGGGGACTATGAACTTCCCCGTGTGCAGCCGAGCCGCCCAAGGCATGTTCTGATACACCTTGTCTCTGTACTCGAACCGCTCGCCCTTGGCCGTTACAGGCTCGCCCGTGACCCCCTCACTGGGAGTCGGCTGATACACGGAGCCAAAGCCTAGCTTCAGACTCCCGGTTCCGAACAGGTACCCATCTTGAACAACCCTCTTAAGCTCCTTCTTAGCACCCATCTGACGCAGGAGCTTGTTGTCCACCCGCTCAAGAATGCGAGCGAACACGGCGGCCTCCATACCGGGCATCTCTGGCGTCACTGAGATAGACGGGTTACGAAAGTACACTCGGGGAACTACCGTCCTGAGCATGGAGAAGAACAAGTTGACCGGCATGATGCCGGACTTCCACTGCCCACGGTAGTAGGAACGCCATGTGTTCCACCTGGCTTCCACAGCGTACTTCTTCCTGAACTCAACACCGGCACGCACCTGCTCCATCCAGAACGCTACGTCCGGCTTCCCCTTTATATACCCGTCAGGCACTTCCTACCTCCACAATGCGGTAGTGTATCACAGTACAGTATATCGAGTCAGGCGTCAAGCCTGTATATTGTTCCACATGTCTACTCAGCCCCCGAGTGTTGAGGGGCTACAGGATAGCCAACCCCTCGGCCTCGGAGCTCCTCAATGATGGCATCTACAGAGAAGGGATCAGGAGCCGCACCTATTCGAGGTCGAGACTCACTACTCCTACCCATCAGAGCAGCCCTCTCGAAGCCCCATACAGCACATGCCGCCGCGATCACCAAGTCGTCGTGACATCCTTGGTCGGCCTCCAACTTACCTCCCTCCTTCTCGACGAAGGTAGACAGCTGATTGTTCAGCAACTCACTATGGATGACGACCTCACTAGCCAAAGCCTTCCTCAACCTCCCGATCATGAGAGGGCGAGTACGAGCAGTCGTCCTCAAGCCCATCTTCATAAGGCCCCGTTCTTGTCCCTGAGTCCCTAGAGCCTTAGTTGTATGGATCAGGTGTATGGGGTACTTCTTCCTCATGTACGCAAGAGTGATGAGGCCATGATTGTTCTGCTCGACCACCACGTAGGCCTGATTAAAACACCCTCCCCACTTAATCACTTCGTCAG